ACGCCGTTGATCTCCGCGTTGATGTTCAGCACCTCGTCACCGGTCGCGCCGTGGAAGACAAACTCTCCCTGTCCGCTGTAATCGTTGCCGGTGACGGTAGCCTTGACCTTCTGGTATATGTCCAGCAGATAATCCCGGAAGGACTTGAACACGGCTTTCAGTCCCGGCGTCGGTGCGGATCCGTCCATCAGGTACTGCTCAAAACCTCGGGCAAACTTCTCTTCCGCGTCAACGTACCGCTGCCTGTCTGCCTCGCTCAGGGTTGGATCTCCCTGACGCCAGCGGATCTCCAGCTCCTGAAACTCCGCGACGTCTTTGAATCCCGCCCAGGTTGTAAACTCCTGCAGCAGCGGCTGGGATAATGTCCGCCGGAACAAATGCCCGGACTCATGCACCATGGTCGATACATCCGAAGCGTTCAGCATCCGGATGATGTTCCCGGCGTCGGTATGCTCAAACGTCCCCTTGATCGAATCCACCGCCTGCTGATGCAATATGTTCGGATCCAGCTTGTTGAACGTCCCGTCATTCTCGATCGACTTGATCTGATGAGGATCAAACACACAGTAAACTGTACTCGCAGCAGTTTGGCTTGTAAATATCTCATTGCCTTTCCTGGTGCGATCAATAACATTCTTGAATATCACACCATCATGGCCTTCTGCTTTAGCCTGTTCAATGATCCTTGTATGGATTGCATCAGAAAATGATTCTCCCTGGTAGTCATAAACCAAAGGATTCTGCATATACAGGTAAGTATCCATTACCTTACCATCATTCAGATCATCAGTATGATCCAATAAATAATTCAGCCCGTCAATAGACGCTTCTATATATTTCGCTTCGATCCCGGTGGCCGCTTCATATACTTCCGGCGGCAATATATATTCAGCAAAAGAGCCATAATATTTTGCCTCAACTTCGGAGTATATATTGTTTATATTTATTGAATATCGATCAGGTTCCCATTGGTCATTTGCATAATCATATAATTTCTTGTATTTATCAATTAAATCTGCTCTGTCTGCCTCGGTATATACTTTATCTCTATTCCTTTCTTCAGAATCTAAAGCACCCTGCATTATATACTGCAGCATTATTTCTTCAGCTGAATTGGTATAACTCAATGCTGTATCTTCATCATCAGTAAAAAAGAATCCCTGTTTGGCAGATTCTGCAATTGTATTTTCGCCCAGCTTATCTTTGCTGAATATTTCAAATGTTGCATTCGTTCCGTGATGGACTACCAGCGGCATACCATATTCATCCACGACTTTACTCTGATGATCAGTACCGATTCCAAACCAATTCCGGAAGTTCTCGTTCCCGTAATGAGCCATGATCTGATCATAATACTTCGCCGCATACTCCGCGGTCGTCTGGTGCAGTACGGAATAATCTATTCTCTGCTGATATAGTGAATTGGTCGGGATTTCATACACTCCATATCCTTGATCGTAATATTCGTTTGATGATTCATAACCGATTCGATCATATAGTCTTTTGGCATCTTCGTTATCCGGTGCGACCGTTATTCCATCATACATACTGCTTAGGTTATATAATGCTGCCGTTCCGTATCCCTGATTTCTATACTCCTCATCAATATCAATGCGCTCGCAATAGGCTGAATTATCATCCACCATGATGGAAGCATAGCCGATGACTTTCCCATCTGCGGTGATATCGTAATTCACATATTGATAAGAATCCTCATCTGTCCTTGACGTTTCCACGACTGATGTCTGGTGCAATATGTTCGGATCGTTCGGGCTCCACTCCCCGCCATTATAGATGGACTTGATCTGCGTCGGTTCAAATACCGCGATCTGTCCGCTGTCCTGATCCCAGATTCCGTCGTATCCTTCCGCTTTTATCTCTCTGTCCAATGCGGCGATAGCTCTGTCTCTTGCCCTGTAATCATAACCTGGTTGCCTCGGGTCACTGTTTTCATATTGCAGATATTTCTGTGCCAGCCTGCTTTCATATTCGGATTGCATAATAGGATTTTGGATAGACACATAAAGTTCCATCACCTGAGGATTCTTTCCCCGGCCTAACGACTCAGCGCTTCTTGCAAATGCTTCGCCGGCAGCTCGTTCGGTTGTCAGATAGAACTTGTCCTTGCCTAATCCAAGCCCCATGCTGCGTCCCAGTTTATCATTTGCTTTCTGCTTTCGAAATACTTCAAACTGTTCAGCTGTGCCATGATAAACGATCAATGGTTTACCATTTGCATCAACGATCTTACTGTTCCTGAACCAGTTCCGGAAGTTCTCTGTATTGATATCTGCCGGCCGGATCGTATCGACCTGATAAAGATTACCGGCTCCATCCTGTAGCTGGACCGTGGTACCTCCGACCTGCCAGTTCGCGATCCCCTTTAGCTGGACCGCCTGCGAATAAAACTCATCCGGATAGGCACCGTTGTCCCTCGCCCACTGATCCGCCGCTGCATCAAACACCGTCATCATCAGATCCGCTTCTGCCGGCATCCGGCCCGCATCGATCCATCCCTGCTTGATTCCTTCCCGATCCAGATATCCGGCCCGCTCCCGCATGGCTTTCTCCCGGAGCGCGTTGTTCGTCTCCATCGTTTCCGTCGCCTGGACCGTCTGCTCCGGCGTCATGTTCACCGGAGCCCGGTCCTCATAACCGGGTCCGCTGCTGGCTGTGTCATCAATGATCTTTGCATTGGCATCGCCGATGTTTCCGATCTCACGGATCAGCGCATTATATTTCGGGTTATAGTCCTCGTAGAATTTCGCCTTCTCTTCCGCTGTCATTTTGGCAGTTTTCTCATGAGCATCCTTCTGCATGTCATGCATCCGCTGACGGATCTCATTGATCCGCTGGAAGTTCTGGCGCAGCTGGTCACCGCTCTTCCCGGTCGAGTATTCATACCCCTCGACGAAGGCAGCGTCCATCTTGACTTTCAGCTCCTGCTCTCTGGCAAAGTGCTGGTCATAAAGTTCGGCTGTGTTCCGACGGAAATCATCCCACACCTCTTCGATCTGGACCCGGTCTCCCTTCTTACCTTTGCCCGCTGCATCGATAATGGTCTGCGTCCGTTCATAAGCTCTCACCAGTTCCCTTGACTTGGCGTCGTTGAAATCGACCCAGTTCTGGTTGCTCTCATTCATCAGCCCGATATATTTCACGTGGCTCTCATGCTTGAATCCGAGCCCTTTCATGATCCCGGCTGCTGTGGTTATTTCCTGTTTGTAGAGATCAGACCACTCCTTCCGCTGCCTTGAGACCAGCTCAGCCAGCAGTGCCCGTCTTGCCGGACCGTCCAGATTTTCCGTCAGCATCCTGGTATAAGCATCCGTCCACTGCTGACGCTGCCGGATCCAGAAGTCCTGATGATTCATTTCCAGCTCGCTCATCATTTGGGAAACCGGTGCCAGCCCCTCTGCTTCGACGGTGACCGCCACATTGTTCGCCCGTTGGATCAGATCCTCCCGCCGCAGGTTCTCTACATAATTCTGAATCTTATCCCGCGCTTCATTGATGACCGTCTGCCTTTCCTCTTCCGTTTTGCAGTTTCGGATCTTCTCGCTCAGGTCCCGCATGACGCCGGACTTCTCAAAGATCTCCTCATAGACGTTCGCCTCTCCCCGGAACAGAGATTCGCAGACTGCCTTCATGACGGTTCCGGCATCCGGTTTGACATAGGTATCAAAGAGCGTCCGGCTGATCTGCTCCATGCTCAGCCCGTTCTCAATCGCCTGATAGATCACATTGGTCATTCCAGGAGTCTGCTGTTCGATCGTCTCCACCAATGCGGTCGGCATCAGGTGGAAGCCTTCACCGCGTTTCCACCGCTGGCCCCAGTACTGCTGGATCGCAACAGCTGTCAGCTGGTTCCCCTGCAGTGTCTCCATCTTTCCGGATAGACTGCTGAACACGCCCAGCTTGTCATTGGCTTTCTTCAGCAGCCCGTTTATCCCGGTCAGGACGCCCTGCAGTCCCTTGTCGGTCCCTTCCTTTTTCGCCTGGCTCACCGCTTTGGAAAACGCATCAGCATCACCGGACTGTCCGCGGAATTCCGCATTGACGTCAACGTCCATCCGAGCCGGTGCTACACCGAAAGCATCCATCCACTGACGGATCTGCGTCGGCGTCATGAAACCCAGCACACCTTCCGCTGCGGAGGTGACTGCATTGTTGATCACGTTGTTGATAAAATAGGAGGGGCTCCACCCCAGAAGCAGCAGCGACTGTGCCGACTTCATCGTGTCGAAAACCGTATTGATCGTGCTGTTCGGTTTGACCCCATAGTAATCTGTATAATATTCCGCCATGCCGTCGATCAGACTGGTCGTGATCTGATACTGCACCTGCTTGATGTTCCATGCCAGCGGCGCTCCCTTCCCGTCCTTGGATGTTGTGAATCCACGGATGATCGTACTCACCGGATCCACACCGTTGGTCACGTCGATCCCTGCGATCATGTTGTTGTGCTGCGCTGCATAATCCCGGACCCGCTGTTCAAAGACGGCCGGCGTTTCGGAATACAGGCTCAAAACATCCTTTACTTCCATGCCCAGTGCTTCTGCCGTCTGCGTCAGTTTGGCTCTGGCCTCAGCCGAATTATCAAACTGTTTCAGGTAGATCTCAGGATCTGATTTGGTCATGGCAGCCTTCATGCCGTCACGCACCGTCAGGACGTCCGCGGAATTGTTCATGCCGGAATTGTAGGTTCCTTCCGCATCTCCCCGCAGGCTCGCCAGCCGGTTCCGGATATCATTGGTATCCTCGGCATCATACATAAAAGCATTGAGCACATTGCTGGCGATGTTCCCGACGCCGGCAACTTTGGACTCCGGCAGCATGTCTGCCAAACCGGTTTTGTCCGTCCGTGCAAACTCTTTGATCCTGCCGTTCGCATCGATCCCTCCGAAGAACCGGTCCGCCGCTGTCAGCGTGCTGACGTCTGCAGTCCTTGCCAGGTTCTTCCGGATGTCCATCCATTCCATCACACCACCCGGTGCTTTTTTCCCGGTCGCGCCCTGTATGATCTGACCGACAAACGGAAGCTGTGTCAGCATGCTGCCCCGGTTGATCTGTGTCGCCTCAACACCTCTGCTGTCTCCGGCGATCCGGCTTACCAGTCCGGCCCCCTCATTCTGCAGCGGTGTCGAAAGAATGTCCAGATCCAGCATCATCTGAGCGACATAATCAGAGACGTTCCCGGAAGTCCCGGCCGCGTTGATCACAGCCTGCTGCATAAATGCCTGCTGCAGATCCTTGTCGATCCCCTGCCGGTCCATCTCTTCAAACATTTCTCGGATGTTGCTTAGCCCTGACTGTCCGTAAGTCCCTTCCGCAAGCTGCTGTTTCTCATTGATCCCGCGGTTGAAAAACCAGGCCTCTCCCTGCTTGGTTCCTTCCTGCCCCATAAAAATTTCTTTCAGCGCGTCTACCGCAAAGTCTCCGACAGATCCGTACATCTCATAGAAATACTCCCCGGTGTCCCACATCGCTTTTGAGTGAGTCCCGATATCTTTGATCGTATCGGACAAAGCATTCCAGAATCCATAAGCATCATTCGGATCCTCATTGGCCCTGCTGAAATTAGTCTTGGCCATCCCCACAGCCTGTGCGCCATAACCAAGCGCATGCTCTGTGACCGTATCAGCCAAGTCGCTCAGCTCCAGAAACTTTTGAAAGACTGGGATTTCTTTCCCGGTGACTGCGGAGTAAAATGTAAGGCCGCCGACAAGCAGACCTGCCCCAAGCAATACATAAGGATTGCTCAGCGCTGCGGCAATTCCCTCGCCGCCAAATGACCCGGCAATAGCTCCGATCATTTTCAATGTGGTAGGACCTGCCATCGCGGATGATAAAGCCTGAGCCCCTGCCTGTGTTTTCTTTGTCCAATCCGGAGCATTCTGCAGTCCCTGATCCGTTGTCGTTACCGCGGCAAAAGTTTGCCCGACCCAGTCCAGATCATTCCAGTCGCCCGTTTCCCTACGCTCGGTAAAGGCCTTCTGCTGTTCATTCTCCGGCCGATAGATCTCAAGCATATCATTCTGGTTCTCCGCCTCCTGGATCTTCTGTTCCCGGACCGGATCATACCAGTTGTTCCGCTCGATCTCTTTGGTGACATATTCGTCGTCCGCCATCAGCGGGCCCCATTGATCCATGGGTTTCCCATTGTTCTTGTAGTTGTAGTAATCGTATAGACTCTCGACCTGCTGCCTGCTGTAATGCTCGTCCTCGTAATTCGGATCCTGATCAAACTTTGACCACACCTCTGCAAAGTTTGCCGGGTTGGCCATGTAATGGTCCGACGGCTGCGGTTGCTGCGGTTGCTCTGTTTGTTCGGGCTGAAGCCCTTCCGGATTCAAATCCGGACTGACTTCAGCCTGTTCGTTTTCATAAGGTGCCGGCATCTGACCATCATAGTATCCGCCCTCGTTCTGCCGCTGCCTGTAATCGGCCTCGATCTGTTCTCGTTCTTCTTCGGTCGTCTGGTGACCGCCGATCCATATTCCTTCGCTCATGATCAAATGCTCCAGCTGCTGTTAGGATTCCAGTACAAACCATTGTTCGCAGCGCTGCCGGAACCGTAACTGCCTCCGGTTCCGCCTCCGCTGCTCCTTCTGTAGGATCCGCGGTAACTGTATCCGCCGCCTCCGGATCTCCCGCTGCTCTGCCAGTTCGGCTTGTATCCGTAAAACGTCCCGAAGGTCTTGTAATAATCCCGCATCCCTTCTTCCCATCCTTTGTAGGATCCGTTCCTGAGATAGTAAGCGGCTTTCTCCTGATCCACCGGATAGTATTTCCCGTTGGGTGCCAGGTAATATCCCTCATAGGCCGGCTGCCCGTTGTTGTACTTGAAGTCCTTCCGCGGTGCATTTCCCCATCCCTCGATCTCCGTGATGGAATATCCTTCCTTCCGGTAAGGAGCCTTGACGCCTTTCCCGCCCTGTTCATAAGACGGTGTGAAATAAACGGATCCTTTCGGCGCTGTCCCGCTTCCGCTCCCTCCGGTATTGGTTCCAGTCCCCGATCCTGTCCCAGTCCCGTATTCCTGACCGGTTCGATATCCGCTTTGAGAGCCTCCTCCATTTCCTGAACCGGCTGCCGGCACATACCGTCTGGCGTCCGGATCATAGACCATGCCATTATTTCCGGCAGGCTGGTTCTGCCGGATGGCTGCATCCCTGCCGCCTTGATTCTTCAGATAATCCAGCGCTTCCTTCCGGGTCATGCCTTTTTCCTCCATGACTCTGGTTACATCATCATTGGTAAAAGGTTGGTTCCCCGTTCCGTTCCCGGTATCCCTGCCTCCTCGGTTCTCTGTATTTCGGGAAGGTCTTCCCGGCCAGGTATAGCCTTGATCCTGCAGGAATGATACGGCCTCGTCAACTGTAAAGCCATAATCCCGCCGCGCCTGATCTATCGCCTCGTAAGTAATTGGACCGCCCGTATACTTAGAGGTTCCCTGGTTCGCTGCCGCAGATGCCGCTTTCTGCTCTGCCTCGTACTGAGCCTTTCTCCTTTCCTGAGATCGGCGGTACTGTTCCTCGGCGATCTCTCTGGTCCTCTTTTCCAAGATATCATCATATCCCGATATCGTCTGAACAGTGTCTCCGGTTATGTCTGAAATAAGATCCTGCTGTGCTGACCTGATTTGATCTTCTTCCCTTGCCATGTTACTGGCAGCTGCAGCGCTGAACGCAGCCTCATTGGTGTATCCTTGCGCTTTGTAATTATTAAATGTTTTTTGGAAATCTTCTCCGTTATAGACATAAGGCTCCAGCCCGAATTTAGTTCCGAGCTCGTCGATCGTAGGTTCCTGGTATGTGTATCTCCCGGTTTCAGCCGATGCGCTTCCCGCCTCCATCATTTCCCTTGCCTGGTCCGGCCGGCCATTCTCCTTACCAAATATATATACCCATTCAGAAGGATCAGCGCCCGGTTCCATTTCAGGCAAATCAGGAACAAATGTAACCCTGTTTCCATAAGGCCGTTGTCCCGTCTGATCCTGCCGATAAGCATTGCCCCATTCATCCGGTCTGCCGGCATTGTTTCCTCCCGCTGTTCCATTGGGAACAAATGTAGCCCTGTTTCCATAAGGCCGCTGACCCGTTGTATCTTGCCGGTATGCATTACCCCATTCATCAGGTCTGCCGGCATCGTTCCCACTTGCAGTTCCACTGGGAACAAAGGTAATCCGGTTTCCATAATTACGTTCCCCCGTCTGATCCTGCCGGTAAGCATTGCTGAATTCATCCGGCCTGCCGTTGGCATCATAGCTCAGGCTCGGCCGGTAATCCGGCACATATGGTTCCGCTTTGACAGCCTCTCCCGTTTTCCGGTCATTGTTATTTGCCGTGCTTCCCGGTGCAGCCCAGCTGAGCCCGTTGTCCTCCAGCCAGCTTTGGTCCTCTTCCTCTGTCAGCGCATCCTTCGTTGCCGACGCGTTCGTCCCGGCGCCCTGCTTCCCTGTCGCCGCCGGCACATAGATCTCAGTCTTATTATCGAGATTTTTCTCATAGGCATCAGATTGCTTCGGTGCTTCTGTCGTTTCTGCTGTCGTTGCTTCAGGTTCTGATGCCGACTCCTCGGTATAAACATTCTCCGGCGGTTTGACGACCACATCCGCTATGGTTTCAGGCTCCTCATCATGATCTTCTTCCTCCCGCTCCGGCGGATTGAAGACGCTCGGCTCCTGGTCAGCATTCAATGCCGCCGGCGGCTGATAAGACATTTCCGGCAGCTTCACATCCCGCTCATAAGGATCCGCCTCGACCCTCGGCTTTGCCGCTTCTTCTTCCTCCTTTTTCTTCTTCCCGTTGCGGACTCCCTGCCATGTCAGCCCCGCTCGCACAATATCCTGATTCTGATCCATGATCGCCATGATCAATCTCCTTGCCGCTCTTTGATAAGAGCTTCGATCCGCTTCACCGCTTCCGGTGCTTTCATCCTCATCATCTGTTTGATCGGAGCTTCAAGTCCCGACCACATCATTGCAGCTTCCTGCTCAATGTCCGGCCTGAAAAAATCTTCCATCGCAGACTGGATCTTGTCATCAGTATCGATCTCAGCCCGGACCAGACACTCTTCTATATCCCGGCACGTCAGCATTACATCATCCCTTCCGGAGGTTCAGCCGGCATCTGTCCCGGTATCATTCCTCCCATCGCTCCCGGCAGGCCGCCTGCCATTTCCTGTCCCGGCATTGTTCCCGGCATTCCTCTCAGTTCCGGCGGGATCTCCGGAGCTGCTGTGTTCTCCGCGAACTGTCCGGTATCCATGGCGTTGACGCCCTGCTGCATCATCTGCGCTTCCAGCATTTGCCCCTGTGTCATGGCCGGCCGCGGTTCCGGTTCCGGTGCCGGCTGCTGCGGCATTGCCTGACCCTGTCCCGATGCGGCTTCCTGAGCCTGCCGGATCGTCTGCTGCAGCTGCTGATTCTTGGCCGCCTCTTCCTGCTGTTCCGCCTGCTGCAGCTGGTTGACTTTCTTCTGCAGCTTATACTGGACCATTGCCGTTTCCGCCTGCTGCTGGACAAACTGCTTCTTGATCTCCTGCGTGTTGGTGATCCCCAAAAGGTTGCTCTGGATATATTCGTCCGGCATCCCCAGCTTCTGCATCTGCAGACCGACGTTCACCATCTGCAGCTTTTCCTGCGGCAGGATCACATCCAGCTTGGCCTTGACTTCGATGTCGTCCGGGATCTCGCTGGCTTTGATGGTATAGCCGTTCTTGTCAAAATTGATCTTCCGCTCCTTCATCATCATCAATGCCATTTCGATCGTGCTGCTGATCCCAAATCCACCCAGCCGCTGCGGACCGATCAGCGGAAGTCTTGCTGCCTGCTGCAGCAGACTGGTCTCGCTGAAGGTCTGGCTGCTCATGTTCTTTTCCCCGAAAGCAGTGGAGTAGATCGTGCTCTCATCGATCAGCTCTCCCGTCATTTCTGATAGCTGCTGCACTTCTGGCGGCAGGATCCCTTTGGAGTTCAGCGCATCCAGCGTGTCTCCTTTCCGCAGCTTGAAGTAGCTGATTGCGCCTTCCGACTGCAGTGCCAGATCATCTTCCGTGTCTGTCTTATAGACAAAAGTTGGTGTCACACCCAGCGTAAAAAGCAGACTGTAAAGCACGGTGTAAAGCAGGCTCTCCCGCTCCCAGAGATGGCTCCGCATCACGGAAAACAGCAGCGGCTGCCGGCGGTCTTTTTCCTTTTCGAAAAAGCTGGATCCGTTGATCAGCGTTACGTCGATCGGTATGCATGGCAGTCCATGCTCTTCGCAAACCAGCGGATCCGAATCATTGATCCAGATAGCGTAATGCGTCAGGTCATAAAAGATCTTCAGCTGCACATTATCCGTCGGCTTTCGGTTGACATAGCCGTAATTCTTTTCCAAAACATCTTTATACTTCTGAGCCACATAGGACCAGCGGACCTGCGTCTCCCGGTAATAACTGCACAGCCCCAGCTCATCAAACTCCGGATATCCTTCCCGCGGATTCCAGGACTGGAACAGGACCGGCGTGATCTTGCTGATCCGTTCCGCCCGCTTGTCGTTTTTGTTATAGGCCTTGTAATCCTCCATGATCGTGATAGCGGTATGCATCTCGTCATAAAGCATTGCAGACAGGATCATGTCATAATGCAGTGGACGCCTTGCCGCCCGCCCCGCCTGATCCCACCATCGGCTGACTGACTTCTCGATCGTTTCGATCTTTCCCTGGTCGATCCCGAAAGCGTTGATATCAAATACTGGCTCCTGGCTCATCATCAGCCGGCATGCATTCAGCACCTTGTTTCTTGCGTTCGGGCTCGGGGTCAGCTTCATAATGTCCTGTCCCGAAAACCTGCTGTTCTCTGCCTGAAAGTCCATCAGATACATCTTTTCATACTCATCGAATTCCCTGTCCCGCTCTCCATGTACGGACTTGAGATCCTGAGCATGCTGCTTTATCGCTTGAAAAACTTCTCGGTCAAAATCCATTGTTCCTCCTACCATCCCAGTCCATAGAGTGGATGGCGTCCTCTGTTCCTCCGCTCACCGTTCCGCGGCTTCTCCGCTCCGCTGGTGCTCGTTAGTAAATATCGCAGCGCGTCATAGGCGTGATCCTCAAAGTTGGTATCAACATCCTCCGGCTTGACCGCGCTCATCGGCAGGTTTTCAAACTGCCAGATCAGGTTTTTGCACCGGCTCAGGATGATCAGCCCCGGCAGACCGTCCGCCTTTGGCCGCATCAGTTCCCTGATCTTTGCCAGCCCGCCCTTCCTGTCATTGTCGCCCCGGGTCAGGTAAAGTCCGTGATCCGCATAGATGTCCTTCCCGGCTTTGGCGTCGCTGTCCGTGTGATGGCTCATCTGCCACATCGCCGGATCGGCATAGCTGATCGCGATATGATGATAGCCCGGCGTCTTGTCCTTGATCCGCTCGGCCTGCACACCGTTGGTGTAGCCCTCGCCATAATCCTCGTCATAGATTACGACGCGCTTGGTGACCGGATCGATCGCGCCCCACAAACAGCAGTACGGCCTGGTATAGCCGTCATCGATACCGCGGATCCGCGTCCAGTCATCGCCGATATCCCAGTCATCATAGACGTAAACATCCGGCCGGAAGTTGTCAAACGCCATGCCGGTGCTGACGTCAAAGTCTCCGTCCCGCCACAGCTTCCCGAGCATACCGTCAAGGCTATTGAGATAATCCACATAGCCCTTGTCCAGGAACCGGTTCTCCTGAAACCGGGAAAAGATAAAGCGGGTGTTGGTCTCCCTTCCTTCCCGCCATGGCTGGATGAATGTCTTTTTCAGGTACTTCATTCCAGGCCCGCCAGGATTGAAATTCATATAGCACCGCGGTACATACCCGTCCAGCCGGCCGGTGCGCAATGACCCCTGCAGTTTGATCAGCCGGTCCTCGTCGATCTGGTTCGCCTCCTCGACGACCATCAACTCATAGTTCAGCCCGACGTATTTGTCCACGTCCTTCGGATCACGGACACCGGCAATGGCGATCGTCGATCCGTTTGGAAAGTAAACACCGTCTTTATTCAGTCGGGCTCCTTCGTAATCTCCCAGGATTGCGGACGTCATCTGCTGGAAGCTGTCTCCTGCCGAGTTCTTGACCAGTCGGATATACAGGCAGTTGATCCCCGGCCATCGCTGGCAGTCATAAAGAGAGACCTGTGCAAAGGTTGCCGTTGTCTTTCCGGATCCGCGCGTCCCGCCGTTGCCGATAAGACGGACACCTGACTGCTGGCTCGTCTCCGTCAGCCGGTGCCAGCGGACCTGCATCTCCTGCGGGATGTAGTAATGCGGCAGGAAGGCAGCTGCCATATCCTTCGGCAGTCCCTGATCATGCAGCTTCCGGCTGCACCGCTCCCATGCTTTCCGCTCTCCCTCAGTCATCCGGCCCGTAAACTTTCTCGACGATCTTTTCAATGTCCTTCACATGGACATTGGCATTCAGATCCACCTTCGTGTTCCGCTGTCCCAGTTCCTTCGCGATATCATCCAGACATCCGCGCATGGCATTGACATAACCAGCCAGCTGCATCGGCCCGGTCCGCGGGATCGAATTGAAAAGATACTCTGCCGTCTTTTCCAGCATCCGGATCCGTTCCTCCCGCAGTGCCAGTCCCTTCCGCAGCGCATCCTCTTCCGCTTCTTCCCGGATCTGTTCCACCTTCTGCCGCACCGGCTTCCGGTAACTCTTGCTAATGTTTGCTCCCTTGACCGTAAACGGCGGGTCCTGTTCCGCAGCCAGCCGGATGATCTCCCGGTTAGTTTTTCCCGCGGCAACCCATTCCTTGATCAGGAGCTTCTGATCATTTGTGAGTGCCATGATCTTTTACTTCCTCATAGTAAATCTCCGCTTAATTACTCAAAAACTTTTACCCGTTTTTACCAACAGGCTTAAACAAAAAAGCCACCCTGGATCAGGACGGCTGCGCTTGCTCCGGAGAGAGCATCACCTGTCTTTATTATATCATCATCAGTTTGTCACGAGTTTTTATCATTCCCTTGACACATGGGCACATATGCATATAATTGTATATAGATAAACGAAAGAGGTGACAACATGAAAGAAACAAAAACTCCTGAAAATAACCAGTATTGCAATGTCAAGTATCACCGGATTTCCAAAATACCTGCGTACCTTGTAAAAATGGGAGCTGATCCTATCCACGAGTATGACTCATACTGTGAATCCGTTTGGTACAATGCCGATGAAAAAGCCTTCTATGCCGGTGATGAATGGCTTTGCAGTTTGAATGAAGTCGTTTTCTGGACCCCCAGCGATGCTCCCGCGCTTGGACTCGCCAACAAATTAGGATATTGAAATCAAGAGGTTATCATGAAAAAAATTGTTCAGTACTCAGAAATTCCCAACATTCCGGAAGATCCGGAAAAGATTAAGCTTTACGGATACGATCCCGATCGTGAACTGGCTTACATGGAACTGGAAGAAGAAAGCTTCAAAAAAGAGCCGTTTGCCATCCCTGGCTACATATACAAAGACTATCAGATGATCCCGATCCCGAGGATCAAAAAACGCATCGGTTCCAAGCTCTACGACACGACCACTTCAGAGTGTCTTGGAGAAATCGAAGGAGGCATCCTTTTCCAGAAACGTTCCCGAGACCGCGAGTTTTTCGCGGTGATGGATGACGGGACGATCCGCCCTCTGGACGTTTATGATCCGGACGACCGCCTGCTGATGGAGACAGGTCACCTTCCGGCGGACGCGCTGGATGATCCAAAACCGGCCTATGCCGATCGGATCCGCGTCGATCCGGAGACCCATGCCAGGATCGCAGCGGCAGCCAAAGCCCGGGGCGTGTCCATGGCAGCGATCGTCCGGGACCTTTCTCAAACCCTGTGATCAAAAGGCTGCGGGATCCCGCAGCCTTTCTTCTTCTAACCCTTGTCCGTCTCTTTCCCGCCCGCCTCTTCCGGCGGCTCATGATCAAAAACAAAATCCAGCGGATCCCTCCACCAGTGGAATAGCCGATCTTCGTCGGTAAAGTGCAGCCAAACGCCATCCTTATCCATCACGAGCTTTTCCAGAACCTTCCACTCTCGCTTGTTGGATTTGTCGATCAGAAACACCGGCTTCCCAATTCGGTCAGTGATCTCCTGCAGGTTCAGCGGTTTCTCAATTCTGGCTTTTGTTGCAAGGTCAAAATAAACGGAAAACCGCTGCGCATTTAAATAATTCTCATGGTCTTCTTCCTTCATCTGTTCCCGGTAATGATCCAGAAATGATAAGACCTTTCGCTCCGTTGTCCCGGGAAAAGCACCGCGCCATTTCTCCACTGCTGCATATAAAGATTCAAACTCTTTCTGTAATTCTTCCTTATTCATTTCTCACTTCTCCTGTCTTCCCCTCGATCCGGTTGTTCTGTCTTGCCTTAGCGATCTCTTCCTTCGGCAGCCGGGCTCGATGGACCTGAGTGGTATATCCGATCAGGTTCAGATCCGCATCATAAACCGGATTCTCTTCCAGAAAATTCCGCGGATGATTATTCCGGATCTCGATGATCACCCGCCCGGTCCGCGTCCGGTTCCCTGCGATCTTCTCGCATAACTGATCCAGCTGATCCACCTGTTCAGCCGTCAGAAACATCAGAGCTCCTTTCGGTAGGCTTGCCATGTACCAGATTCGTAAACATTTTTGCTTACATAATCTGGATAATCATTTCCCATATCAAATAAACGCATTTCATCATCATCAAACCATTCACCGACAAACATCCATCTGTGACGATTGAAAGAATCTGATGATTCCACCCACACCGGCTTCCCTTCCATCTGCTTCAGCTCGTCCCAAGTCAAGGCGGGATTGTCGTCTTCTGGAAATGCGACCGCATCCAGTGAGTCCAGGCTCCGGTACTCCTTCAGGTAGTGGAGCGCATCGGAATACTGACATTGTGTAATGCAGTCAAAATCTCTTGGCTCAAACTGATATGGACATTCCATGCAATTATCTTCATGACAATGTTCCATCCCTTTTATCACTTCATCAAGCGTTTTCATAACATTACTCCAACTGTTGCCCGTTTGATTGCGGAGATCAACTCATCAGCCGATACTGTGTATCTCTCCCCTTTGACTTCCAACTCGACCTTTGAGCCATCACACCAAGAGTTATGTACCCTGATGCATGGCTGTGAAGGATTGGAGTAGTCTTCAATTTCAACGGTCACTTTCATCGGTCACCTCTCCACGGTTCTGGCAACGGCATCCATGCAATCGGATTTCCATGCGCCCATTCTCCATTAATACAAGCATCAAATCTGATTGAACCATTACCATAACAAACTAACACCATATCATCTACATGTTCTAACCTAAGCGGCAACCGTTCGCTGCATGGTATCCACTTCGGCATCAGTTCATCGTGCTCTATCTCGATGGCTGTTATCATACCGAGCAGTTCCATCTTGTGCTTTTGGGCAATGTCCATTTCGGCAACACGTCGGTTGAAGTACGCAACCATCTCGCCAAAATTACGCTTCTTCATCATTGTCACCTCTCATCTCTGCCCCGCAGTGAGGACAGAAGTTCGCCAATCCGCCAATCTCTTGAAAACCGCACTCGGAGCAATGGTACTGACTATAAGTCCAACCATCGCCCGCGACACGCTCGGTATCATAAATCCACTCACCCTTCTTCCGCTCTGGCTCTGCGGAGGGGATGTTCTCAATCGCTCTCAAAGCGTCTCTGACTCCACCAAGCCAACCTTCAGCATCCAGCACAGAGTAGCCGCAACTGATCTCTACATCATCCACGGTATCGTAGGTAGTCACGCCAAGGACAGCTTTGAATGCATCCTCTCGCCGAATCAAATCACTCATGTCCACTCCGATCAATTAACTCATTTCTGTTCCGCCACCACGAGATAAATTCCCAAATGCGCCAGGATCTGCAATGCCGATGCATCTCCGAATCCTCGGCCGCACCAGGTCTTCAGCTGCTCGATATCCTTCTCGATCACATCCCTTTCCTTCTTATCCAACTTGCTCAATGCCCGCCGCTGCGCGGTCATTTCCAGCACAGGCCGCGTCTCGTCTTTATCGATCCCCATCCGGTCAATGTAACCATACTGCTTGTAAACCTGCTCGATGCAATCTCCTGCATTGATCGACGGCGTCTTCTGTCGTTTCCGCCGGTCCTTATACCCATACAAGTTACTGTTAGCCATATCAATACGCTCCTTTATTATTTCTTATAATGCTGCCCGGTAACCCGGCAGTAACGGATCCGGCTGCTGCGTATTCAGCCGGATCCGCAGCCCCTCCGTTACAGCGCCTGGTCTCCGCTGATACGGAAGATATTTTGAATCGTGAAATATGGTTATTTTATGGCTGACCAGGTAAATGCAGATCTTTACTCTGCTGCATCTCCGCTCATCGGACCGGCTCCTTCGCCGGTGCCGGCAGCCCTTTCCAGAAAATGATCTTTGGCTGCCTGATAAATGTGTTCCACATATCCGGTTACCGCATCCTTCGGCAAACCGCTTTTATGCATCTGATCCATATAGGCATCCAGCATGCAGCAAAGGTTCTCACCGATCTCGGCAATGATGCTGTCAGCAGACCGCTCATCGATTTCCGGACAGACATTGCTTGCCAGCCGGTCATCCGGTCTGGCACCATAGCCGGGGATCACGATACAATAGCTGATCCCGACCTTCGCCATCATCCCGATCGTCCGGATCGACTGGCTGATAATCATCAGTCTCTCCCGGACATCATCCGGCACGGCTTCCTGTTTTCTGCTTTCGGCATTCGTTTCTTCCATCTCAATCCTCCTAACTGCTCTTGACTTTCTTGGCCGCTTCTTTCCGCTCCGCCTCTTCCTTCCATTTATCCCAGTCGTTTGGGACGTAATGATCTGCCAGGTTCATTTGGAAATCAGAGCAGCCGGAAGTCTCCGGTACAGTCCACTGATACTTCTTGCAGAACCTTTTGCTTGCGTCATATCGCTGGCAATCCCTGCAGATCGGGATCGCCTGGCTGGGTCCCGGTACTTTATTCATAGGCTTCGATCCCCAGATATTCACAGATCTGATAGATCGCTTCGTCCGCTCCATAGCAGACATAGACGGCATATCCCTTCTGCTGCAGCTTCTCGATCCACCATTGCTGACTCTTGCTCGGGCGGTTGGAGTGATCCCGTTTCTTCATCTCGATATACAGCCCATGAAACATTTCATTCGGGACCGGCAGACACAGATCCGGTACGCCGGGCTTGACGCCTTCAGCTTTCAGCCGCGCTGCCGTTGCCCGCATCCGGAACCCGCCGTTTGGGATATGATGCAGCAGCTGCAGATCCGGGACAAATTTGCTGACCATTTCCGCCCAAGCGAAAACACTTTCCTGTTCATCTGATTCGGTCGGAATATATTCCCACTTCAATTCCTCTTTGGCAGCTGTTCCCATAAAGTCTCCTTCATACATTCGATCACTTTCTGATCTGAAACTTCCTCGATCCACCCGGCACAATCCCGGCAGTACATATCCTTCCCGTCTGAACTCCATCCCTCCTTCAGCGCCTTCTCAAAGTTCGGGATCCGGGTATCGGACCAGACAAAGGTTCGCCGCTTTCCGCATTTTTTGCAGGTGATAAATACTCTCATATCAAAACTCCAATGGCTTTCCGTCGGCGGTCAGGTCGCGGATCCGGACCCCGACCAGCCCCGGATCGTTCGGGCAATATTGCTCGCAAAGATTCTCGATCAATTCCATCGTCGCATTTTCATTGTGGCTGATATCTGACGCCAGCGCTTTGGTGATCTGATATTTCCGCAGCAGCGCCTTCTTCGCGCTGACGATATCCTTACCGCACCACAGCTTCGCGTTTTCAAACCGCGTGGCCCGCGGCAGGATATACTGCAGCACTTCCGGATCCGGATGCATGCGGATCAGTTCCCGCAGCTCGTCCTTGGAGTAATCGATTCCGTCCGGCTGCACCAGATAATCATTGCAGATATTTGTCAGAGCTGCTTCCTGCGGATCTTCCGGAACCGGGAGCAGTTCCAGGCTCGGTTCCCCGAAGTCCTTCTCCGGCTCCGGTTCGCTGGCTGCCGGCTTCGGATCAAGCACAAAAGAAACGCTGACCGGCACATTGAGCATCATCGTCAGGATCTGCTCAACCGTCTTCTGCAGCCTGGTCTCTGCCCAGTCCCGCTTATAAGCATTGTCCATGCTGATCGTGTAGTGACCATCCTCATAACCGGTTGGGACCGCACCGCTCAGGATCTCTGTATAGGTTCCCTTTCCCATCTGACTTTCCATCTGCTGCATCGCTGCAGTCCAGGCGCTCCGGAACAATTCCGGAATTTCTCCGGTTTCAATCGGAGATTTTCCGATTTCCCCGTCCTTAAGTAAGTAAGTATTTATATCTATGTCATACTTACTTACTTTTTTATGAGGAGTATTAATATTAATTAACTCATCGGCAATCGTATTTTCTCCGACTTCAATCGTATTTTCTCCGACTTCAATCGGAGATTCTCCGATTTCTTTTCTATCCACATCTTTATCCACATCAACAGGAATCGTAATTTCTCCGGTTCCAATCGGAGAATTTCCGGTTTCCAGTTTTCGGACCCGGTCTTCCAGATCCCGGATCCGGTTTTCCAGAATCGTAATTTCTCCGACTTCAATCGTATTTTCTCCGACTTCCGGCAGCACCGGTTCGACCTGCTCATTCCAGGACAATGGCAGCTGCCAGTTGTTCCCGGTCAGCATAAATCCACTGTGGCCAGCCCGGCTGATCAGCTGCCGATCCTGCAGCAGCTTCAGTCCGGACGTGACGACCTTGTCACTGTAACCGGTTTCCCGGCAGATATAGGATGCGGAAACATTCTGCCGGCACATGGCCAGCAGCACCAGGATCGAGAGCGGTGCGCCCTTCAGTTCCCGCAAATTCAATTTGTCATTCATTTTTCCTCCATATCATGTATAATAGAGGTTGATGGTCAGGATGTTATCAGCTCCACCTGTTGGCATCCTGATCACAACCCCAAATTTATAAACCCGCAGTTCTTAGAGAGAGAGCTAACCGCAGGATTACAGACGATTTATTTGAGAATACTTCGCCTGTATTTTTTTACTTATGGAGGTAAAAATGAAACTCTCAAAAGCTGCTGATCTTTTCTACACGTCCATGACCACCGTCATTGCTGACTCGACTATCTTGTGGTACCGGAAAAAGCTGGACCCGCTGATCGATTTTCTGAAAGATAAAGATGTCGAGACGATCGATCTCTTCGACCTGGAAGAATTCCGCGCCAGTCTCAATCGTCCATCACATGCCAACGGAAGGAAAGGAAAGGTCTCAGTCTATACGATCCATGGATTTGTCCGTGCGGTCAAAAGGTTTTTTGGCTATTGCCGGAAGCGGCACATCATCAGCTTCGATCCGTCCATTGACTTGGACAAACCAAGGCTTCCGAAACAGCCGCGCAAAGGGATCAATCCGGAAGCCAGCGAGAAAATGCTCAAAGCATCCCGTCTCAGTCCGCGGGATTATGCGATCCTTCTTTTCGTCCGGGACACGGCCTGCCGTGCCGGTGGGATCTACAATCTGCTGACTGCCAATCTCGACGTCAAACATAACAAAGCTACAATTCGGGAAAAAGGGGAAAAGGAAAGGACCGTCTTTTTTACCAGTGAAACGGCCTTTGCTCTGGTGATCTATTCCACCGTCCGAAAGAATCCGCTGGACGATGAGCACTACTTTTTATCGGAGACGGACTATAAGCCGCTCACCTATGCCGGTGTCTACCAGATCTTCCGGCGGCTCGCGATCAAGTCCAATGTCAAAAGCAAATTCAGTCCGCACCAGTGGCGCCATGCTTCGATCCGCTCCTGGCTGCAGGCCGGAATGAATCTCAAGACCGCCTCGGAAATTGCCGGCCACGAATCAGAAAAGGTAACCGGTGATCTCTATGGGACTCTTGATGAGATGGAACAGCAGGCGCTGTACAATAATACGATTCGGATCCTCCGGAACCAGCTCCCGCCATTATAGAACAAAATCATTCGGCTGTTCCTCGTAGTTCCTCGGGAATCGTGACAAGGGGACTCATAAGCCCTTTGTCGAGGGTTCGACTCCCTCCCTCGCCACAAAAGAACTTTGATTTGTTCTATACACAGGCTAAGTATTCAGTTGTCAAGGTTCTTGCGTGGGATTGTTTCGACCAGTCCCACAGAATCAGCCGGATGGCAGTCCGGCTTTTTTATTATAGTCTATCGTTTGACGATCTCAAAAAGATCCTCAAACTTGCAGTCAAGGACGATCAGCATCTTGCAGATATTCCGCAGCGTAAAATTATTCCGCTTGGAAAGTCCTGTATAGTCGATGCCTGTCTTTCTGCTCAACTCCGCGAGAGAAATATTTCGTTCACGGCATCTTTCAATTAAGTGGTCTTGTATATTAAAATCTATCATAACTATTGATTATATTACAATATATATGCCAGTCAATAAAATTGGTATTAAATCTCAGGAGGAATATTATGGGAATACCAAGTCTATTAAGAGCCGTCACCAAAAGGAATCTCAGGATCGAGGAGATCAACCGGAAAGAAGCCTACGTCGAACTGCAGCGATACGGCGCCACTCATTTTGATTTCGACTTTGACGAGCCGGTCGATAAAGTGATCACCGAATATCTCATTTGGAAAAAGAGAAATAAACAGGGAACATTTGAGTCCTGGTATAAGCAGCGTAAATAAAATAAAACCGGCAGGAATACCCTGCCGGTTTCTGTTGATCTACATTCCGCGCAGCCGGTTGATCGCCTGCTGCATCGTTTCCCGTTCTTCCGGATTCGTGGCCTGCTGCATCATCTCTTCCAGCTGGTGCAGCATGTGGGACTTTCCTTCGTCCCGGCTGTACCGTCGTCCGGAATATCCGTCCATGGCCCGGTCGTAATACCGGCCATAGGATCCGCCGCTGTAAGAAGGACCGGCGTCCATGTATCGGCCCATGGAATCCCGCTGCCGGGCTCCGCTGTAACCGTCGTTGGAATATCCGCCTTCCTCCATTGCCATAATCGTGACCAGGGATTTGATGCTGTGAGTCATCTTATCAATGGCGTCCAGCGCTCCGGCGGAAAGTTTTCCCTTGCTTTCCTGCACGATCTCATTCAGCTCCTTGCAGAGCATGTTCTTCAATTCATAATATGATTCCATTTTCCCTCATGCTTTCCGCTCGATACTCAGGCTGCCGTCGACCACATTGATCAGCGGCGTCGGCGTGACCGTCGGCGTGTTGACCGTTCCATTGACATACTCAACCGATACCGTAAAGCAGCAGCCGCGTGGAACATCGACTACTGCCCGGCTGGTTACATTCCCATATTCATCCACTGCCGTCGGCGTAAAGATCGCCCGGCTTCCCTGACGTTCCTCCCCGGAGACAACAATGGCCGTTGCGATCGGCGTCAGTGCTCCGCCCGTCGGAATGGAAATGTTGCCGGTAAACTCCACCTCATACCGAGCAAAGCAGGCCTGCGGATTATTGACATTGCCCCGGAGAACAAAAATCCCTGTCCCGCTCTGATGATAAACATTGCCTCGCGGGCAGCGGATAGAATCCAGAAATGGGATCGGCTGATTGAGCGCGACGCTCTCCACCTGATCTCTGGTTAAATATTCTGCCATGGTGTCAACTCCTTATGCAGCATAGCCGCTGCATCCGCAGCTCTGGTTCCCGCCGCAGGTAAAGATCGGCTGGTTTCCATAAACCGGCATCGTGCCGACCGGGCATGTCGCGAAGCGATTATACACAGCATCGACGATCCGCTGATCCTGTGCGATCTGGGAAGCGCTCAGACGGGCTTCGGCCAGCTGACGTTCCAGGTCAGCGATGCGGGAATCCTTCTGCTGCATCTGGTACTGGGTCTGATTGTCGATGATCCGCTGGTTGCCGTCACGGATTTCCTGAATAATATCCCGTGTATTCAGCATTGCCTGATTGCGATCAAGACAATTCTCCTGAGCAACGGTATATTTCAGGTCGGCAATGCCAGCCCTGTTGTCACAGAAGCCATCCTTCATCGCGTTCTGGAAGCCGAACATTTGATTCATGTTTGCCATCTGTCGGTTGCTTGCAGCGATCTCCGCCTGATAGAATCCGTTGTTCACGGCTGCCGTCACTCCGGCGAAACCATCGCAAAGCTGCGGAACCAGTGCATAGATTGCATCTCGGATTCCAAGAATATTGCTGTTGATCATCTGATCGCGGAAGCCGTCATTGACCTGGTTGCTCTGATTGAGCCATGGATACAGACCCATGCCGCCTCCATAATTTCCGCCGCCATTGTTTCCCCAACCACCGCAGAAAGCGAACAGGAAAAGAATAATGATCCAAATGGATGAACCATCACCGAAACCTAATCCACCATTACCATATCTGTTACCAGTAACTGCCGCAATATCGGCCGGGCTCATGCCATCTGAAGTCATACAAACTCCTTATAAAATAAATAATCCTCTGCAATTAATGCAGAAGTTTTTGAAACTGCACAGCAATTTCTGAGAGCTGATTATATTGAGCCTGACTCATTTGTCCGCTCTGCAATAACTGCTGGACAATTTGTTTCGGATCTCCCTGAAAGTTTTGCCGGAATTGGTTGAATTGACTGATCATTCCGGCGATGTTGAATCCGCCCTGGTTATTTCCGGGACTCATATTATTCTGAAAGTTTTGCATTAGTTATCTCCTGGATCCTTTTTTCAAATTCTTCTCTGGTGATGTAATCTGCCTGAGGCTGCTGCACCGGTGCTGCCGGTATATCCTCCTGAAATTTTCGCAGCGGGACTGGCATACCGGATGCATCAGTCGCCTTGATATAAATCATATGGCTGTCATTATCGATCAGAATGACAGACTGATTCGGCGCGACCAGATAATTATTCACGGCTGCATCACCGCCCTGGATAAATACTACACTGATATTTGTCTGCTGCGGATTCATCTGCAGCTGCTGAGAGCCGTAACCGTTCCACGGATAGTTGTATGGATTGTACATTACTTCACCTCCTCAAAATAAAACAGTGCCACTTTCTCCCCGGAATCCCAGGAGTCATAGTAGGTACCATCTTTGACACAAACCACATGGCTGCCGGTTGCGACGATAAACGTTCCGCTGCTGTGTTCCTTACAAAAGTCTTCGATCGTATAGCAAAACGGGCAGCTGTCCTGCAGCCGATGATATTGCCAGCCATGCTCTGCCAGGTAGGTCGGCCAGACTTTATTGCTTTCCGGCATCCTTCCCATGACATAACCCTTCAGGCATAGATCAAGATAAATGGTTCCCCAGTCCTGATCCATCGCCAGAGCGATAGCCCTGACCACACAATCCCCTTCGTTATAATCCATCGGATTCAGATTGATCTGTTTGTAGCTCATCATTTCCTTCCGGTTCGATCTCGTTCCTGCTCCACCATGATACCAGACGCAGACAATATTTCATAGTGTCAAATTCGTTTAAGTCCAATTTCTTGGATAACTTCGTCAGTCGCTTCTTCTCATCCTCGGTCAGAAACAGCACTACGGTCGTCGTTCCGTCCGGTCGCTTCTTTATGTTGCTCATAAAATACCTCCAAGCTGCATAATGTTCTCCGCCACTTCTTTGTGCTCATCAGCTGACAATGCCGTCTTATAGAAAACAGCGGCGGTCACATAAAACGGAGAAACATCAAAGGATGCTCCTGCTGCACCCGCCTGACCGATGACACTGGCCCGGGTTGTATTCACGTTATAATTGGTACCTTCAGCCGTCGTGACTACTATGCCGTCTTTATACATCTCGGACGTGGTAAGCCAGTTGCCGCCGAGGACACCTGCAGGCTGGATCGTCGGCGATACATAAACTGGTGCCGTCCCTGTATTCGTCCTATTGATTGTTGTCCGCTGGTAAACCGTCCCTGTCCCCAAGCCTCTCAATTCCAGCGATCTGCGATAGGTCCACTCGACACCGCCAATTGCATGGGATCCGGTTATGATCGCGCCAGAGTAGCCAAAGACTGCACAGGCCAAACTGTTGTACTGCCCTCTCAGCTGGTCGTTGTCAAGTCCTGCTCCGCCCGCTCCAGGAATATAAAAGCCTGTTTCCCGGTTCCATAGCTCGGTACTTAATTTTGCCAATGCATACTTAGTCCCATCATTGATATTGATCAGCGCGTCGGCTTCCGTCTCCCGGTCTACGAATTGGTAAGCAGCAAGGACATTATCCTCTGTAATACCGTCCGGCAGCCACCATGCTCTGGGACTGTATCCATACATCGCAGGGTAAAGTCGGATCTTGATTTTGCCTGCAGCTCCGGCAGCTTTGGCCTGGAGCGCATAACCGATCCCATATCCGTTTCCATTCCGGACCTGTCCCGGCGCAGCTGATGATGGCACCAGCCAGTCCCCGATCCGGACCTCCGATGTGTCGGCCAGCCCCATGGCTATCTCTCCCGGCTTCCCATGCAGCAGCGTTAAGCTATTCGACAGACTTTGACTATTTCCCTGGACACCAACTGGACGCTGTCCCTTTTTTGCTGCTTTGACATTCAGACTCACTTCCCCGATAGCGCTGATCTCTCCGCCGCCTGCGATCGCGTAGATCGTCCCATCGATATGGCTGACATTGTCTGTATTTTTGCCTCTGAGCGTATTATTCTCAGACAGCAATACCAATACCAGACCGACCGCGGATGATGCCTTGTCCTCCATCGCATAACCGACAGTCGGGATCCCGGCCGTCAAAACCTCTGCCACACCTGCAGTCTGAGACACGATCAAAGCATCACCGATGGAACAGGTTCCGGCAACCAGAACCTGAGCGATAGTTCCCGGAATCCCATAACAGTCCACATCCTGTCCTGTTCCTGCATCGTCCTTGGCGATATATAATTTGCCATCCGTATAACAAGTTGCCTTGGTCGCCTCTCGACCAGTTGACATTTGGTCTGCCGGCAGCAGACTTAATATCGCTCCTGCGGTAATAGCCACACCGGAAGCATTCCGCAGCAGTGTTGTGGCCCCGGCTCCTCCGCCGGCATCAGACCATCTGACTCCTTCCGGCTGGGTAGGATCAGCAGTCAGGACTTTCCCGGAAGACCCTGCCGGCAATCGTACCGGATCACCGGCTCCCCGGAATGCGATCATGTCACCCTTCATCAGTCCGAGCGATGCCGGGATCTTTCCATATGCATCAATAGACTGCACATAGACCGAGTAGATCTTCTTCGTGACCTCTGTAATTTTATTTACATGTTCACGCACGATCAGCTTCATTCCTCACCTCCCAGGATCTCGTCGCATTCTTCCTGCGTGATCCATCTGCCTACTGCTTTCCGCACTCTGTCTGCTGACCACATATGGTGGTCATAGTAATACTTGACCAGTTCATATTTAGGGCTGTGTTCCATCATTCCTCCGTCAGCATCATCAGGTAATCGACATCCGCCCGGAGCTGATCTACCGCATCCGGTTCCCGGTTCAGTTCTTCTTCAGCTTCAGCATCAGCGGCGGCTTCTTCTTCAGGCGTAAACGGCACGATTCTCTCCACCATGCCATGCGTCTCTTCGTCCCAAACCAAGATGTTCTTCTTTCTCATTCTTTCCACACTCCATAGATATCGATAGTGGTTCCTGCTACAAGGTCATAGCTGGCGTTTCGCAAGCCGAAGTAATCGATGGCGGATTTCTCCAGCCAACCCCCGCCTAAGACCGTCCCATAAGCGACAGAGTTATTCCAACGGTAAGCACTATTTGCCTGACTGACATATAGTCTCCCGTTGTTTATCTCCATCTTGACAACAGCGTAGTTTACTGTTGTGATGTTTCTCAAATAGCAGACCCGGTCATTGTTTGATGACCCGCAGTAGACATGGTAGTCTGAGGAGGATGACCTCGGCTGAAACACGATCATCACCAGAAGCTTTGAAAAGTTGTAAGCCCTGCCTGTAGTATCAGTTTCTCTGACGATTTCCGAAACATCCTCTTCAAGAGTGATGGATTCGATAAGCTGATAATCCGGGTCGAGATTGGCAATCATCTCATCGACTTCCGTCTCTGTATAGTATCGGTCATCATGGATATGATCAGTATCGGATTTTTCTTCCAAGGCTGTTTCGACATCCGTCACGTCAGCTTTTTCCGACAGTGCATCCTGCAAGTCTTCCTGTTCTGTGATTTCTCCGGTGATAGTTCCCCAAGCGGATGGCGCAAGTGTAGTGATGCCAATGTAGGCAGTCCCATTCCAGCGGTAAATCATACCTGTCAGAAAAGACAAGTAAACCCTGCCCGTCATTCCTTCCGCCGGGAAGGCATCTTCCGAAGCGAAAGACAGAAGATACATGATCGCCCCGTCAATCGGCTTGGTGACATTCGTCTGGATCGCTGCCTCTCCCCATAAATACTTCTGGACGCTTGCATCCGGCCATGTAATAAATACGTCGTAGTATCCTGCCGTATATCCGATCTGCGCTGTCTGCTCGTGCGGCATCGTCAGTACTACAGTTCCGCCGGCGCCATTATGGAGTGCAGTCATTTGGAAATAATCTTGAGACTCAGGCGTCTGCCGCAGCTGGCAGCTGATCTCAGTATCGGTCAGATCTACCAGATAGTTTTCCGCATCCCGTACCACAAACTTCCAGTAAAAATCCGCACCCGCCTCAATGCTGATGTTGTATTGCTTTGGTTCAAAGTTCATCTCGTCACGTCCTTTATGACCGTTACTTCACCGCGGCAGAGCTTGTCCCGGATCCCGTCCGGAGATGTGATAAAGCAATCCCAATACCCGGCTGCGAATGGAATCGCAGCAGTCTGCTCATGATCCATACTGAGATGGATCCCGCTCTGATCAGCGCTGCAGATAAAATCGTAAGCGATATAATCCTGTGGAAAACTGCGCAGCTGAGCCTCCGCTTCCCAGCCTGTCAGATCCACCGGCGTCTCGTCGTCTTCCGCATAGATCAGATCGACCTGATAGTCCGCACCGTTATGGATCGTCAGCTCCACTTCCGGAATCTCTTTGTTCATACCCTGAGTTCCCTCCTTACCACCTGGTACATGGCATCCGGTGTCGGTGTCGTTGACGTCAGGATCTCCACCGGCTCCATGATCGATGTCCCGTAATAACTTTTCAATTTGGCAATATTCAGTTTCGATGTATATCCACGGCCGTTGGCATAATGCCAATAGTCACCCTGGATATAGACCGGTGTCGGCTTCGGCGCTGTGTAGACCCAAAAGTCCACCACCTGACCGCCTCGGCCGGACCGTCCTCCCATCACCCGCTTCTGAAATACAAAGTCCAGCTTCAGCCGGTACAATGCCAGGGCACACCAGTATTCCTCTTTGGAGTCCGGCATTTGTCCCTGTACCGGCTTCTTCTCCGGAAATTTCTCCTTGGCGATGTGAGACGAGCTCAACGGCTTCGGCCGCACATAGATCTTGTTGCCGGCCGTCCTGATCGTAGATCTGCCTTTGATCTGATAAGGATCGTTCTTTCCCATATCAGATCTCATTCATCGTCAGCTGCAGCAGCATCCCCGGCCGGTCTTTCTCCCGCAGGTTGCTGATCGTTGGCGGATCGATAAATACCCGCTTGCCATTGAATGGATAGGTGAAAGCGCCAAGCTGCAGCGCTGTCGCATTGTTTGCCCAATCGATCAGCTGCTCCAATCTTTCATACGGGCTGATCTCATCTATCTCTCCGCGGAGATTGACGTCATCAGCCACATTCCGGCAGCTGATGGCAAAGCAGTATTTGGTCGCGACTTTGATCACCGTCTTCATTACCACCGCTTTGATAAAAGGCGTTTTGGTTTTGTCATTGGTCTGCAGCCTCAGCCGATAACGCAGCCGCTTGGCAGATACGCCGAAGGTATCGTCAAACCGGATCTCCTGATCCGGACTGATGACATAATGGCCGGACATCGGATACCAGTTCGGATCCTGGTCTACCTGATAGTCCGCCTCGATATAGACCGCCTCGTCCTCCAGATTCTCAGCCATGATGTTCATCGAGCCCCACTGCTTGATGACATCGACCATCCCGATACTTAGCCAGGATGATATCAAAACAGACTCATGGGTATATTCTGCGGAGCTGTCGTAAACCGCTTTGAGCGTATTGGACGGCATCACCAGCCAGACGATATCATCTCCCACTGAGATCCACAAACGATCCGGCCGCTCCCCTGCGATGGCCTGATATCCCAGAGCAGTGATCCGTTCCCCCGCATTCGGAGCCCGGTAGATCTCATGCCAGCCGGAATTGTTGTTCAGCAGGACCGAGCTGTAACCATCCGTCCCGGCATCGATGGCGGCAAAATATCTCCCCGGATAAGCCATCATATCGGCGATTGCTCCCTGCCTGTCCTCCGGCAGACCGGCATCTCTGTCCGGTCCTACCGCATCCACCTGCTGATTGTAGTATCGCTGGATCCCGCCCCACATCCATCGGAAATAATAATAGACGTTGTGGTTCATGGATGTCTTACCGTTCCACTCTTCCATGACCGTCGCCAGTTCTTCCAGGTTGATCGTGTCCACGGTTCCGTCTCCGGAGATGGAGTGGATCATGCCTTCCCGGTTGATCCACAGCGTTTTATATTGGCTGTTGATCATCTGCGGATATTCTGCCAGTCCGGTGATCTTACCGTAGGAATCATTAAAGGTAGTGACTCCGATATATTTGGAGTAAGGAACTGTCTCGACTTTGACGGATGCCAATGCCGGATTCGTTCCGGCTATGATCGTCACATGGATCCTCCGCCACCGCTTATGGCTGGTGCAGGATAGATAGATCTCTTCCTCGCTGGTATCCAGATCCACATACTTGACATCCTCATAGATCCGGTTGTCCTCGGATGCCTGGATCATCACCCGGAATTTTGGCAGCTTGGTTCCGGTGATCGTTCCGGCTGTGATCTTATACATGGCGGCAACATCATCCGGCTTGCCGAAGTCTACGCCGTCCGTATAGACATCATCATTATTGCTGTTGATCGTCGTGTTGTATTCGGCCACTATGATCTGTTCATCCAGCCAGTCCGTGACGGCACTCTGGCTGATGCTGATCTGGTGATTATCATCGTTGTTCTGCCCGCGCCAGATGACCAGTCCGCTGGTCTCCCGGACTGTCTGCAGATACATCGCGCAGTTTTGAACCGTCTTGGTCTCCGCATCCTCTCCTGTTCCGAAGGTATGCTCATACTCATCAGCCATAGAGGACCAGGCTCCGGACTGCCATTTCATTTTCCGGATCGGGATCTCATCCCCCTGCGCGAAAAAGATAATGTCATTGGCCACGACGATGTCTGTTACATAACCCGTCAGCCCATGAGTTTCCGGAGCGATCTCAATAAACTGATCGGTGTCGCAGATGATATAGGTCGTGTTCCCGTCATGCGGTATTTGCCAGGGCTGATCCACCGTCAGCGTCGTAGTATCATTGCCGACGATCGTCCGCCAGACGGTCTCATGCTCTGCCACTCCGGCACCGCGAATGATCCCGACCTTGCAGCCTTTCCACTGATTCGCAGTCCAGCTCTTGGTCGAGTCCTTGACAGTTGAGAGTGCCAGCGCGTTGTCTTCTGCCATGCCGATATCCCCGTTGATATAAAGCTGCGGATTCCCGGCCTTTGTCTGCAGCACTGCCATGGTCAGCTGCTTGTAAGTAAAGAACCTGGCCCTCCTTCCGGTGTCTCCGGCACAGATCCGGTAATAGAGATCATAACCGGTCTCCATCGTCCATTGCCCGGTGTATCGGTAGGTCCGCAGTTCAGCGTCCGGTGTCATCCCGACCTGCCAGCTGTCGATCTCGTCACCCTCTTCACAGGCGGCTTTGATCCAGTAGATCCCGGCTGCCAGTGTCGTTTCATCAAAAGTAAATTTCTTCCAGTCGCTGATCACATCGGTGATCTCTGCGGTGGTATAGGTATGGCTTACGATTTCTTCTCCCGGCTCACCATTGTCATTACGGCACAATGATACGACCAGTCCGGCAGCCGGTGTCCCGCGTCGCCGGATCAGCGTATAGATCTCTCCGGCCTGCATCGGTCCGCTCAGTTCCAGCTGGATGGCATAAGCTTCACCGCCGTTGATCCGCCGCCAGCTGACGGATCCCGGCCAATTGGTATCCGAGTCCTTCAGCCCCGTTGCATAATAGTCCAAAGGCGCACAATAGATCTGGTTCCATGCAGTCTGGCAGCGCTTGCTGTCAAAGAATTTGGTCGTGTCATTCTCGTAATCTTCCTGGGCTCTGCCGCCGCTCCAGTCATCCTGAGCCGTTGCGCCCCACGGATCCTCAAGATCATCATACTTTGTGGATCCGCTTTTCGTCCGGACCGCACTCCGCTGGTTCGGACTCGCGGAAATATTATAAGGATCCGCGGCTCCCTTAGAGTCGCAGATGATCAGCCCGATGGTTTTCTTCCCATCGGACAAGCTTACATGATGCGTGCTTTGCAGCACATCCGGAGAAACCTCTACATTATACATCAGCCACCTACCACTGCGGGAATGTCCAGGTCCGGATATTCAGCCTTTTATTCGGCAGCTGTCCATAATCCCGTTCATAGATCTTCGCCTCGTTATACATGTCGCTCGATACCAGGTTGTCCTTATGAGTTTCCTGGATCAGGTTCCGGCACAAATAGAGCCAGCTCATATACCGCAGATACAGCGGATCCACCTGACCGGAGATCTCATCAGTCTTCCCAATAGCACCATGACGATCAACATAGCAGATCCGGATCGTCCCGTTTTTCAGGTAACGTCTTCGATGCCGGTCATAAAGATGCAGCTGCCCGTCTTCCACCCGCCAAAAATGGCTGATGTCATTGCAGTTGATCAGCGGCACATAGACTTTCCGGATGTCTTCTGTCACGCCTTCCGGCAGATCATAGACTTCGGTGTCCGGATCATATATCAGGTCGTCGTTATATTTCATGATCGGATAAACTCTCAGCACGGAGTTCACCGCATTGATCAGCTTCTGCGTGTCGAATTCCAGCCAGGCTCCGATCGTGATCTCATCTCCCGGCTCCACCGGTATGGCATCTGCCAGCGTCAATGTTTGAGCAGCGCTGGATTGGATCCGTCCGAAGCTTCCGGCGCTCTCCCCCGTCCTGATCCAGTACGTCCCGCCTCCGAATTCGGAGACCCGCCCGGCAAGCTCATTGCAGATCAGGTTCTGCCCGTTCACTGAGCTGACGGTATAATCCTCTGTCCCTTTGGCAAAAGATGCCAGATCCAGCGTCGCGTCAAACAGTTTCATTTCACAGCTCCGGTTTGTAAAATTCCAGCTTGCCCCGCGGCTTATAGGATCGCCGTACCATCACGATCTCCCCCGTCCGCGGTTCAAGAAACTTCATTTCAAATATGCTTGATACGTCAAAGACTTCATCAATGAGACTCACCTTTTCGGCATCAATGTTTTTCGTTTCTTCCTTTACTTCAGCTTCCTTCTTCTTTGTTGCCATCTTTTATTTCCTCCAATATCACCGTTCCGTAATTGTCATAAGCAGCCATTGCCAGACCGGCGCCGATGTAATAAAATGGCAGCCCGTCCTGATACTTCACCCGGTCTCCGAAAACATAGACCAGCTCGCCTTTATAAACCAGTTTGGGATCCCTGCTGAGTGTATCCCAATAACGTTTGAAAGCAGCATCACAAACCACACGGCAGATCCCGTTCAGCTTCTTCGGCTCCGGCTTCTCCGGTTCCGCTGCAGGCTCGGGCCGGATGCTGTCGTCAACGGATCGCAGCGGCAGGAAGGTCACCGGATCCTGATGAGATTTCGGATCCCACCAGACTGATCTGGCCTCAAAGTGCAGATGCGTTCCGGTCACACCTTTCGGATAGACGTTTCCGGTATACCCGCTTTCCCCGATCACCGCTCCCTGACGGACACTCTGTCCGGTCTTGACCAGGATATTTTCCAGATGGGCATAGACCGTAGCTTTCCGGTCCGGATGCTGGATCATGATGACATTCCCGTATCCGGTATTATCCAATCCGGCAAACATGACGGTTCCCTCAGCACTTGCCAGGATCTCCGTCATAAAAGGACAGCCGTAATCGATACCGGTATGCGGCTGTCCTTTATATGTCACGCCTTCGACGACTTCTCCATAGCGCTGGGTGATCGGATATTCTCCGGCAAATGGCTGCCGATAAGTGATCACAGCTCCACGTCCTCGATCTCACACCGGACTTCCAGTACATGGAGATACTGACCCATGATCCGCAGCTGCTTTTTCAGCAGGGCCAGCGGGCAGTCATGCTCCGGTCCGTCTTCTCCCGTCAGTTCCGCAGCTTCGATCCGGCGGCAGTAAACTCTCAGTTTCTCATAACGGATCTTCAGCTGCTGATATTCCGCCTGCATCCGATCTTTATAATTTTTGCTGCACATTTTTTCCGATGTTTCGTAAAGTTCCATCTTTTATCTCCTCATGATCTCTGCAGCCAGCCGGCGGATATGTTTCTCATAGTCCTCATCCGCCTTCTGATAATTTTGCTTGACCTGTTCCAGATCCCCGTTTATGATCCCGGCCTCATGCATCTTCTCAGCCATCAGGCAGGTCAGCTCACCGAGCTTGTCAATCTTTGTCCACAACAGAAAGTCATTGTCAGTCTTTGTCTGCTGGAACTTCTTGACCGCTTCCAGCTGATTGTTCACAATGTTCTTGACGATCAGCGTGATCACAGTTCCCAGAATCCCCGACGCACAAATGATCTGCATCACCTGGCTCATGGTCTTCCTCCGTTTCTGCTTCCTGTTCTTCTTCCGGATCCGCGCCGAATTGCGGCAGCAGATCTTTAAAGGACGGCTTGGCCCAGCTGAATTTATAGTTGCTCAGGCCGTAATCAACGATGGCATCATGGATAACATTCAGATCTATATTCAGTCCCAAAGTCTTGAGATATTCGTTCGCCCGCTTCAATGCATATTCCATCTTGACATTGCCGCTTGTTCCCGGCAGGTTCCGGAAATATTCTTCCGCGGCGGAATAGCCGATCTGTCCGGCAAGCTGCAGCGCTTCTGCGATCTTCGGGTTCATCTCTTTGAGCTGCTTCCAGATCTGGACGAGCCACTTTATTACGAGGACGATCACTGCCGGCAATAGGATCTTCATCGCCTGAGTGATCATTTCTCCAGCTATCTGGTTCCAATCAACAGTCATATGGTCTCCTGGTAACAAAAGGGTAAAGAGTGCAGATTATCTTCACCCTTCACCCTTCTTACTTCTCTTTGACTACAGGACGCCGCCCGTAGAAACACCGACCTTGACCCAGCCGAAGCTTGGGTTCGTACCGGAAACGGTCGCGACTGCCCGGCGGTATCGGCCTTTCCCGCGGACCTTGATGTTCTGCTCGCCGGCCGCGGTGATGTCCGGGAAGGTCGCGATGTCAGTCCATGTGGTCTTGTCATCGGATCCCTGGATCTTCAGGACGATCTTGGGAGTAGTCCCGGAAACAGTCCCGCCGACAATAGCTCGGTAGTTGAGCTCATACAGATCATCCCCATGGAAATCCACTGCGTCACCGGTGGTGGTGGAAGTCATCGCGCTGGTCGTTTCGATCAGCATCAGTTCTTTATCAAAGGTTCCTGCTGTCTTCATGGCTTCTCCTCCTTACATAAACTTCAGACCGGTCAGCCAGGAAAGACTGCGGCGGTGAGTCACGATATGTCCGACATCCCACTTTACGACCGTCCGGTCGGTAACACCGTCATCCAGCTCGCCGATGTGGTTGGCCTTCAGCGGTTCGTACTGCCACGGCTGGTAATGTTTCTTGTCCATCCGGACAAACATTACGGATGTGGCATTTCCGTTGGTCGTGTCGATGGTTCCGTCATACAGTTCCTTGTTCCCGATCACCGGGATGTCAAGGCCGTTGGCATCAGTGTCTTCATAGGTGTTGCCGGCATCAACAAACTTGACACCGTTGTAATCTACGAACTGCCGGCCGATGCTGTCTTCCGTCATCTTCAGATAACCGGAATCCCGGAGCAGCGCCTTGAAGTGAGTCAGGAATGTGCTGTTGCAGACCGCAAAGTTCGGCTGCTTCCCGTCGATCGCTTCGATCGCCTTGTCCAGCTGCAGGAAGAAGATGCTGATGTTGGTCGCATAGTTGGCTCCGGTAGGAGTCAGATCCAGCACCGCATTCCCTGCCGGATTCGCGCAGATCTTCTGCCCCGGGAATTCCTCGTTGATCATATGGCGGACGCCAATGATCGCCTGAGGATCCTTGGTCGGAGTGTTGTTCACCCATGCGTCGTTGAACTGACGAGCCATTGCGGTGGTCGTATCATCGACCTGCTGCGTGACCGGATCCACGATCTTCGGAGTCTTGTCATCACGGACAAGGTAGTCCACATCGATCGTATTACCGAATGAAAAGATACCTGCCTGCACAGGTACCGGCTTGCCCTGGATCACGGAACCAAACGGTTCGTTGACCTTACGCCAGGAAACCGGATTTAATTTGCCGGAGCGATAAGTCTGGACCGTCATCGCCTGAATGTTTTCAAAACTCAGGCTGTCGATCAGCTGGCTTTCCTCCTGCAGCGTTTTGATGATTCCCTGTTCCAGCTGGTAGGGACTCATCAGATACATGTCAGCTAAGGTAAGTGCTGCCATAATTTATCTCCTGATTATTATCTGCGTCTTGGTTCTTTCAGTCCGGCGCTGATCAGATCCGTGCGATCCGTTGTCTTCGGATCATGGTAGTTTCCCTTCCCGCCTCCGGATCCCATTGCCGGACTGCTTGCCAGGTTCCCCTGTGGCGGAACCTGCTGTCCGATTCTCTGTTTCTTCTCTGCGAATGCTTGCTCAAAAGCTCTCACAAAATGTCGAGACTTCTGGAATTGCTTCAGCTTCCCGTCCTCCATAAAATACTTGGCGTATTCCGGATCGTCCCTGGTGATCATTCCGACGCCGGCTTCCTGTGCCGCATCGTAAATATCGTTCCAGAAATCCTTCGACGGATCTCCTCCATTGTCTTTGATCCACTGTTCCGCTTCCGGACTGCCCGCAGAATTCTGGCTGCCCTGGGCTTCGGGCTGGCTCTGATCCTGCTGCTCTGACTGGCCGGTTGCTGCAAGCATGGCCTTGGCCTGATCCCATGTCGGGTTCTGGATGCCTGCCTGCTTCATGTTGTCAATCATTTTCTGGACGCGGTTGTAGCTCTTGTCGCTGGAAGACTGGATCATTCGTTTGATCTCAGTCATCGTTGCATTCAGCTGTTCGCTGGTGACATAATTGACCTGCGGCTGGGTCTGAGGTGCTGCGGGCTGCTGCTGGACAGGTGCCGCTTCAGACGTTCCCGGCTGCCCTGCCGGTGCCGCACCGATCATATTGTCTGCCATAATTACTCTCCTTACGTGATTAAAAAAAGGACGCCCTGATCAGGACGTCCTTCTTCGGCGTAATGCCGGTTGACTGATTTAATTTTACCACTATTCCCAACTGATCAAGGCTTTGACAAAATCCTCGTAGCTCAGGAATGATGGATTCGCATACTTTGCATACAATCTGTTCAGCTCATAATCTGCTGTGGCGCTGACAGGCTGTCCGGTCGCTTTGGCATAAGCCAGCTGCTGTTGGGTATACTGACTCATGTCTGCATAAGTGTTATAGTAAGTGTCCTCATTATAAGCAGCAGACCTTGCATCATTCCACTGCTCATATTCCGGATGAGCATTTTTAAATTGCCTGTTATATTCCCAGTAGGAATTTAGCTGCGGGAATTGCTGCAGGTAAGCTTTCCGCTGATCCTTTGGCAGAGCATAGTAACCGTCCTGGATCACTTTGATCCCCGGATAATTCTGAGCAACATAATCATCATGCTCCTGTATTACATTGACCACAGGATCGCTCAGCTTCATGACTCGCTCAACGCCTTCCACATCAATGCTGCCCACATTCGGATTCAGCCCTCCGATCTGAGCATTCCACTCTGCCAGCTTCTGAATCGGTACGGCCTTGTAGTTTCTCGTTTCTTTATTCAGGATCGCGTATCGGAATTCCGGACCGAGCTGACCGGCCAGATCCTGCTGTCTGGCATAAGGCTGGTTATAGTATGTCCAAGAGATATTTTGATAGAGTGTATACTTCAAAAGCTCTTCCGGATCATTCATGTAGGTGGCTGTCCTCGTTACATAATTCGGATTCTCCTTGTACCAGTCACTGACGGCATTCTTGTCGCCTGCAGCCTCCCGCAGATACGCATCGTCTCGTGAAGCTTGCTCAGCCCGCAGTTCCTGCTCTCCGGTCGGATAGACCAGTCCTCCGCCCATCAGGCTCATGATCATGGCTCGCATCGTATCACCGAGAGACGCGTTGCCCTTGGCAAATTGCTTGGCGGCTTCAGCTCCTGCAAATGTCGGGACCTTCAGCATGGCTTCTTTCCGCTGGCGGTCTGCTGCCATATTCCAGATCGTTCCGGATTTTTCAATCATGGCTGCCAGCCCCTTCCGCCAGTCGATCTCTCTATCAGCGACCATCTGGCTGATCTGCTTCCGGATCTGCTGATCTCCGTACTGACCGAACTCGTTGTACTCAAAGCCGTATAGTTTCCGCAGCGCCTGTTCCGGCATCGTCATAGCGTCCCCGACAATATTCCCAAGCGTACTGACCAAAGGAATGTCTCCTGTCAAAGCCTTGATAGCGTTGCCGGTTCTGGTCCCGGATAATGTTCCAGGATCCTCTCCGTTCTGTTTGGCCTGCGCCCAAGTAAAGAAAATACTCGGAGATATAAACTGGCTCGCCAATGTACTCAGCCCGTCTTCCTTCCCGATCTCCACTTCTGCCTGAGCAAAGGCATTCTGCCAAACAGCGCCTTCCTTTTTATCAACAGCCTCCCGCATCTGCTGGGCTGTGATCAGTTCCGCGTCGACCATCTCCTGCAGGATGGATTCGGCTCTCGCGTTCAGCGTCGCCTGGTTCATGTTGCTCGAATAGCTCTGCCCGAATTTGCTGAATGGGAACAGCTGCGCGTTTAGATCTACATAATAGGATCCGCCCATCCAGTCCGGCAGGAACGGCATCGGGATCCGCCAGCGTCCGGATAACCGGCTCGGCAGATTCTCCTGTCGGTTCTTGTCCTCATATTCCTGCATCCGCTGGTAGGCATTCCCCAGCGCCGGCTTGTCGATCATTCGCTTCGCCCACTTCCACATAGACCGCGTATACCAGAATTGATATGGGCTCAGCATTGTCAGGATCGGATCAAAACCGTACCGCTGGTTATAGTTCAGCATGGCCGCGTCCTTCTTCATATCGGAATACTTCATTGCCCGATATTTTTCCGCTCGCATGTCCTCGGCAACATCCTGATCCAGCCACTGCAGCAGCTGTGCCCGTGTCTGCAGATTCAAACCGCTCATCTGTTTGGTCCTCGCATCCGTGTCGGCTTCTGTATATTTCGCCCCGAAGGCTTCCAGCGCCGGCATCAGATACTTCTGACTCAGCTCACTGTAGGCATCAGCCACCGGCATGGTTTGCGGTGTGGATCCCTGACGGCTCGGCTTGATAAAGGCAAACGGGTTCCGCGGTTCGTCAAACCCTTCCGGCTTTCCGACGTTCACGGTTCGGACGATCTCCAGCACCGGATCATAATAAACCAGTCCTTCCGGATTCTGCCGGTCGACCCCCAGCACCTTATAGCTCTGTCCGTCAACCTCGATCGTCTTCTGCATCCGGTCCAGTTCCTCCGGCAGGAATGCGATCAGCTTCCCGTCCTTGTAAACGTTCCCCGCAATGTTCCAGAAGCCATGCTCAAAACCGTATGTCCGTTTGACAAACTCTCCCTTGGCTGGCACTGCGGTATCCGGATCGATCTCCGCTCCAGTCTTGTACCGCCGCTGCAGTTCCCGCACCAGATCCGGATGTTCATTGGTAAAGTCCTGCATGACCATCTTCTGGATGTCGGCTTCCCAGATCGGGTTCCCCTTCGGTGCCTCGCCGTTGGATCCCTGCACCCACCATTCCATATAATCCCAGGCATACAGATACTGATCCGGACTCAGGTTCTTGTCATTGGAAAAGTCCCGCAGCAATCGCTGCAGCCTGGTCTCAAAAGCGGTATTGACATCGCCCCGCAGATAGACGGATTCCGCCTGATCCAGCGGCATGCTCATCCCTTCGTCAAACGTCCGCTGCAGATTCTCATCCAGCACTTTGGCAAACTGGCTTGTCCACTTCTCGTCGGAGTCCAGCACAGACTGATTCAGCACCGGACCTTCCGCTGCATTTGGTGCAGCGTTTCGCTGCACATTTGCAGCGGCTTCCGCTTCCTGGCTTGCCGTTCCCAGGGCTGCGCTCAGAGAATCATTGATCATCTGCTCCCGGGTCTTGGCGTCGCTGAACAGACTCAGCTGATTCGGATCTCCGGCCTTATATACTTCCTCGCCATAAGCATTGAAGAAGTCCCGGATCTTCTTGACGTTGTTCTTCGCATCTCCGAAGAATCCGGCCAGCAGTGCCTGCGTCGGTGTCCATCGTTCCATTCCCGGGATCGTCGCCTGAGCCAGATAATCATGGATGTTGATCCCGGCTTTCCGTGCTTCCTGCAGCAGACCGGCCGCGGCCATAACATCCGCTGTGATCGAAAGGTTCTCCGCCCGGCTGCCTGACCGGATCAATCCTTCAGCCCGCGCCATTTCCGGCAGGCTCTGCTTTAGTGCAGATTCCAGCGCCTGGATATTGCTGTCGCTCGTTTCGCTGAAACTGCGGATGATGTCCATGCTTTCCGGTGTGGCATACAGTGTGGCAAACAGCGCATTGATAAACCGCGTCCGCCCATCGGCAGACAGGATCAGATCTCCCGTACGGTTCGTTGTACTGTATCTGGCCCGCTCCATTTCCGGCAGGCTCCGCAGCCATTCTACAGAAGGCTGCGCGTTCTTCTCTGTCGTAAAGGTATCGATCGATTCTCCCGGCTGGATGTCCAGCATGGCCAGCGTATCCATGTTCACCTTGTTGGCATCGGTCAGCGCGTTCTCGCTGGCGGTCATCACCTTGTTCCGGTTGCTGTTGGCATCCTCGGCAAACGTCACGCTGTCCCCTCCGAGCCGCTCCCGGATCAGCACCGGATTCTCAAACCCGTCCAGCTGTGCCGGATCGATCCCGTAATCACCGACGGAATTCCGCAGATATTCCTGATAGTTCGCCCACTGCTCCGGGAAATGATCCTTTGCGTAAAGCATAGAGAGGACCCGGCCGTTCCCGGACTCGACAAACATATTTCCTTCCCCGACGATCGGCGCTCCGGAATCGATCGCACGCTGTTCATCGATCAGCAGTCCAGGATTGAGATTGGCAGCGTGGCTGTAAACGTCGCTCTGATCAGCCGACCGGTTCCTTGCCTGAGCATCTGCCGGGTAGTCCTCATTGATGATCAGCTGATCTCCGAACCACACATTGGACGGCTGCAGATCTTCAAGCTCCACTACCTTATACTGCAGCTGATATTTCTTCCCGCTGTTGGCATCGGTAATGCTATAGGCATAGGTGTTGGTCCCTTTGACCTGATGGTATTCAGCCTGGGCAAACGGATTCATGGTCGCGTCGGACTTAGCGGATTGGATCGCCTCGTACAATGTCCCGTCATCCACCCGCCAGCCGTTGATCTCCATCGGCGTATCGTAATTCTGCAGAGCGGCTTCTGCTGCTTCCATGCTCCCAAAGTTCTGCAGGATCGTCCGGGTAACTTCAGCCTGCGCCCTTCTGGTAAGCGCCTTATCGCTCATCCGCATGTTATGCCGGTCCTGACCGAGCTGTGTCCGCAGATTGGTGACCAGCTCCTGGAAGCCCGGCGTCCGCTGCACATCATCG